CAGGGGGAGTGTGAGCAAGGTACTGGTCACGTCGTCCATCGTTTCTGACACTGCATCCGGGGGGTTTACTCTACCGCCTGCTCTGCGCAAACGCCGCCCCTCTTGCTGCGCAATGATGTTTGATATTTCTTTTACGTCGCTCGCGCCTATAACGTCATTGGCCACCAAGCGGTCGATCTTTGTTTGCAGTGCCGGGGTGATGGTGTCGGCTTGCAGCACGTCGTCTTTTAGACTTTGCAGCGTCTGTGATTTAAACGCCTCTGCGCCTCCGCCGCCTTCACGCTTTAACCGAGAGTATATCCGCCCCAGGTCACCCGAGTCATCGGCAGCCGACAAAGCAGAATCCACAAACGCTTTGGGTTTGGCGGCGTATTTGGAAAGCGCGAGCCCAGACACTTGCCCTTTCGCTTTTTCGGCGGCACTGCGAGCGGCGGTCACGCTTTCTTTTAACGCCACACCGGCTTTTGTCTGCGCCGTGGCCTCACCTTTTATCGTGGCTTTGGTTGCCGTTTCTACCTCGTCCAGTGTTCGACTAGAGGCTACGGCGTTCTCCACTTGCCCCCGTAGCGCAGGGAATCGCTCAAGCGCGGGGGCGTATTCCGTCAGCGTCTTAGCTGTCACGCCTTCTTTGCGGAACGTGTCGCGTAAAAACGCCTCGGCCCCATCTGTAATCAGGGAGCTTTCGGAGTCGAAAATACGGCGCATGGTGGCCGCGCCTTTGTCGCCTTTGAAATTAAGGGTAGATGCGAAAGTTTCAGGGTCGGCCCGGCGCGCTTTTGCCACCGCCTCGCCGCCTAACTGGCGCTTCTGGTTCACCGTAGCCGTTATGGCGTTCTCAAAATCTTTACCTATCCTGACATCGGCGCGAAGGGCGTCGTCCATAATATCGGATATGTTCGACAAATCTCGGTTAAGGGTGCCAAAATCGCCTGACGTTCTGGCTGCGCGGTTCACCTGCTTAACCGCCGACAGCATGTACTGGATTTCGCGGGGCTCCGCGATCCCGTCCATGTTGTTGATGTTGCGCATGACGCCGCTAAACTTGCTGTTTAAATCAGCCCTCTGCGCAGCCGGCAAGCCTTCTACCAGGTCAGAAATTTCTTGCCGCATGGCCGTGGTGCTGATGGGCGCGGCTTCGTTAATTGGCTTCCACGCCGGTTGCACATCCGTCCTGCGGGTGTAATCTTCAAGGTCGTCATACCGAGCGGCCAGTTCTGTGCTAGACAGGTCAGTGCGCCCTGTGCCACCTATCCCTGCATCGGCATCGGCGGCGGCCTGCCTTGCCGCCATGGCCTCCGCTTCAGCGCCTTGCTGAGCCGCACGGCTTTGGGTCATGGTCGCGTCATTGGAGCTTTGCGCGGCGCCGATTCGATTGTCGCGCAGTCGGTTTGCCTGGGCTCTGGCTTGTGACAGCCGCCCACTTACCCTTTTTGCCGGGTTTACATTGGATGTGGGCGCAAGTTCATCAAATCGGCCAGCCGTTTGCGCACCTCTTTCACCATAACTTTGCGCTAAGCGCTCCCGAATCTGTGGCGATGAACTGGCCTTTTGTTCCAGCGCGGCAAGGTCTGCGTTCCGGGTCAGGTCGGACAGCGATCCGGCTTCGCCTCTGGCAAGCGCTTCGGTTGTGTCCACCTTGGCCGCGTTCAGGGCGTTTTCGTCCACGTTGCCCCTTAAAAATCTAAGCACCGCTTCGGTGTCGGTATCTTGAACAGGGGGCTTATTTAGCAGCTTGCGAGTCCCCGCCGTGGCCAGTTTCCCCGCGCCCACCGCCGCCATAGGGCTAAACCCACCTACAAGCCCGCCGATCATTTCTCCGTTTTCACCGCCCACTGCTTCGCCCGTGGCGGCGCCAAACCCGGCCATAAGGTCAGGTACGCGGTTTATTAGCCGCTGGGGCTGCAGCGCACCCACACCCCATTCACTCGCTGTTCGGGCAAAGTCCTGTACCGGCGTGTCTGCGTTTTGTATGGACTCAGGGCGCCCGGTCACAAAAGGCCGCAGCGTTGACATAAACGGCTCTACTTTGAATTTGTCGCTGCCGCCTGCCAAGCCCACTCCGGCGTTATAAATGTTGACTGGGAAATCAACTGTATCCAGTATGCCTTTGTTTAAACCGCCTACAATGTCGACCGCGCGGTCTACGGCAGTAGGCGCGCCAACATCAGGCGCACTTCGACCGACACCTGTACGCTGGGCAGGGGGCGCTGCTGCAAACGCTTTCGGGTCAAATCCCCGGCTTTGTTGCTGGACAGGCTGGGGGGCGGCGGCTGGCGCGCTTTGCTCGGGGGTCGCTTGCCCCGCAGCAAACGATTTAGGATCAAAGGCCATTAATAAAGTTCCTCATTTTTGAGGCGTTTTATGACGCCCGGCGCGTCCGGGCTGTCAGGGTTGCTTTTCAACCACTCCAGCGCTGCCTGTTGCTCAGGCCCTGCCTGAGATTGCCGCAGTTCAAGCTGCTGAGTGTTGTACCCTTTCAGGTTCTCCCAAGGATTGTACTCAGAAAAGTTATACTCTGCTTCGCCGCCTGACGCATCTAAGCTCTCAAGGTTAGATGCAGATGTTTGGTCTATCTGATTTATCCGCAGCATAATATCGCTCAGTTTTAACCCGTCAGGCCCGGCTAAGAACCCATCACTGGATTTTGTTTCTGTCGCGGTAAGCGCCGAGCCAAACAACTGATGCCGCACCTCTGCACTGCCCGAGCGAACTTGGTTAAGAAACTTTCTGATACGAGGGGTGTATGAATCAAACTCTCCCTCAAGTATGGCGGTAAACGCCTGTGGGGTGACGGCTTTTGCGAGTGCTTTGCCAAAGCGCCCTCTAAGGTCTTGCAGTGTTTTTACTTCCCCTGGCGTAAACTGTGAAGCCGTGCCGGCAATACGGTCCACGTTACCGCGAATTTTGTACTGTTTTAACGCCTCAGCTTCTGCCTTTGCCCTTGGCCGTCCGCTACCGCTGTATGAGCTGCTGCTGCCTGAATTAGGGTCTTCATACAGAGTATATTCATCCGTCAAGGGTTGCCCTTCGGCGGTTTGCCAGCCTTGGTTACCGGTTTCAAACGCGGAAATGACGGTGCTGGGGTCGTTGCCGATGGCAAAATCCACAGGTTCCCCTTTCACGTCGCCGCCTTCCAGGTTACGTTTGGCTTTCATTTCAGCCATTGTGCGCTGGAGCTTTCCTGCGGTTTGCTCGCGATCGTAGCCTTGCTGCTCTGCTTGCCGTGCATCCTCGTCTGTATCGCGCCCGCGAGAGTACGCCGTATCCGCCGCTTGCCTTTCGGCGTTGAACATTTTTTCTGCGCCGTACTTATCGGCGTACTGCGCGGTGGCTTGCTTTAAACGGGGTCGAGTGTCGGCCACCAGCTCACGCCCTCGCTGGCGGTCCATGTTCCCGCTCAGGGCTGCAAGAATGTTGCGCCCGCCGCCCGGAGTGTTATCAACCAGCCCTTGCCCACGCTGCATTTGCGCCTGTTGGGTGGACAGCTCAGCCTTGGCCGCCTGTTCACCCCGCAGCGCCTGCGCCAACTTGTTAGCGTCAAATTCCATTACTCACCCCTTTAAGAGACCAGCCCCATCAACAGCCCTGCGGCAATACCGGCAGGCCCGAGGGTAGCAAGATACGCTTGCACCCCTGTTGACGCGGCACCAGCAACGTCACCTTTTGCTATCTGGTCGGCACCTCTTAGCGCTGATAGAAGTCCGCCAGCACTAACGCCGTCCAGCGCCCCTGCGGCTTCGGCGGCTTCCAGTCCGCCGTCAGCACCTGCCATGATACCCTCGGCACCTGCCATTGCGCCATCAACTGCGCCACCGGCGCCTTCAGCACCCGCCATAACACCGTCAACAGCGCCCATGGTGTCCGGCATCATAGCCGCATCAGCCGCGCTGGCCGCGTCCATACCTTGGCCCGACGCCCGCAAGCCGTCCAGCATACCGCCTGTGGGCTCTATAGCCGGTGCAGCCATTGCAGGAGTGGCCGCCATTGCGCCCATGCCTGCTTGCTCGGCACCTTGTACCGCCCCCGCGTCAGCCCCTTTCAGCCCCCCGCTGGCGCCCAGCACAGGACCGGAAACTTGCGGACCGCCGCCGTCACCTCTCAAACTATCTACAAGCGACGTGGTGTAGTCCCGAATTGGGGTACTTTCACCGGTAAACTTGTCGTAAGCGGTGGCGCCGTCCGCCAACAGTTGACGCTGTTGCTGATTTTCACTCTGCGTCACCTGGTTCGCAATCCGGGCGCGTTGGATTTCCGCGTTTACATAATCAGGAGTCCCCGGCACTGCTGCCTGTTTAAAGCTCGCGTATCTAGCCATTATGCCTCACCTCCAAACGGTGACATCAAGTCTTTCACGTTGCCTGTCGGGTTCAGGGCCTTGGCTTCGTTCAAATCGAAACTGCGTTTTGCCAAATATTCCTGAATGTTCTTGTCGCGCAGAGCGTTTGAAAACTCCGTAGAGCCCATTTGCTGATTATACGCTTGCTGCGATTCTTGCCGGCCAGTGCCCACCGCACCCATTCGGGCCTGTTCATAGGCGTCATTGCGCGATCGGTCGAAGTTTCCCGCCGCTCGATCGTAAGCCTCGTCCCCTGGGCGCAGCCCTTGATTGCGAAGTTTAACCTCCATATCGTTTGACCGCTGCGAAAACTGCGGGTCTAGGCGCGACGTTTCGCGGCCATAGGCGGCGTCTTCAGCGCGCTGTCGAAGCTGAGTCGGGTCAAACTCCAGATTGTTGCCTTCGCCAAACTGGCCAAAATCTGCGCCGTCTTTCATAGACTCACCGGCCCGGTTCATGGCCCCGCTTTGCAAATATGACTGTTTTTGGGCGTTGCTAAGTTGATCGGTCAACAAGCCTTCCATTGGGTCAGACAATCCTTGTTCTTGCCGCCACCGGGTCACCTTTTCCCCTGATGCTGGGTCTACGTCGGAGTAAGTACCCCACGTCAGACTGCCAAACGGGTTGTATTGGTCAGGCCGGTTGGCGTAATTTGTATCGCGAGCGGTATCGCGGTTTTCAATGCCTTCTTGCTTGGCCGCCCCGACAACATCCGGTCCACTTCCACCACTTTTACCCATGATATTTCTCCTGTACTGTGTCGGGAAGCACCTTGCAGTCTTCTTTAAGCATCTGCATTGCGATGTAATCCACGCCTTTACCAAACCCCTCTGGGATTCTAAAAACTTCGGTAAAGCCCATGTGGGTGTTTAACTTAATCGCTTTGGTGTTGCTTGCGGGGACAAAACCGTACATGGCCCGTTTCCCCGCGACGTTGAACACGTAGTTTACACACTCTTGCAAAAAACCGTGGCGCAAAATTACCGACGAGGTTACCGCAAAATGAGCCTGGACAGAATTGTACGTCCAGTTGTCCATAATACAGGCGCCTACCGTTTCCCCAGTGTCTGCGTTCACGGCCATTATGCCGCTGGTGTCTTCCACCTGCAAAGCGCCTATGCGTTGGCGTATCCAGTCCCAGTCTGTAGGGCCGTGGAACGCTCGAAAGAGAACCTTCACAACATCGGTCCGCCGGCGTCGTAAATCACATCCCATCCAACTAATGTAAACGGTTTATACGCCTCGCCCCGGTAGGCAATGGCGACTGTCCGGCCTATGCCTTCTGCGCCAAACACGGTATCAAAGCCCTGGGTAAAGTTGGCGGTCCCCCACACTGCCAGGTTCCACAGGTCCGCATCCCATAGTGCGTCCACGGAAGGCGGCGCAAGGGATATTGGAATAGTGCCTTCTGTCAGCGCGTAGTCGTACCGGGCCGCAACCGCGAACACCGGTTCTTCAGAGCTGATAACGTCCGGGCGTATGAATTTCACCCGCTTGAACAGTGCGGGGGCCTCCAGAGCGCTAAAGCTGGTCAGGATCGAAAACTCAATGGGCACCCCGTTGAAAACGCCAGGGGTCGGCGGGAAAATAACGTCGTCCAGCTCTTTGTTCATAAACAGCACCCGCAAAGAGCCGTCGCCAAAGACCACCGTGCTTTTCCAAGTGTTGAAACTGCGAATGTCCAGATCGCGCCAGAAGCCCCAGCCGCCCACGGTAAGGTTGTAGTAATACTGAATAGCGCGGCCGCCCGGCCTTACCGGTGTGCTGATTAAAATGCCGCCCTCGCTCGGTATGCTGCGTATGGCCCACCCCGACTCTGAGCCTTCTTTGCTCAGGCGCTGGCGAAGTTCCCCGGCGATTCGTGCCGTGGCGTTGTTTTGCTGTGAGCTGGATATGGCCACCCCGTTCAGCAAATCCGTCATGCTTATGACGCCGAACGTGGATAACAAATACAGCTCACCGCCTTGCTCGGTGGCAAAGTTTGGGCCTCGTGGCAGGGTGCCGATGTAGTAAACACCTCGTATGGCCCACAGCGCCGCTGCGCTCGGATCGTCCCCTTGGTAGACAATGACGTCCCCCGCGCCACTGACGCCGACAAACAGATCATCGACACCTTTCCCCCCGTCAACGGTCCAGCTAAACAGACCTCGCAAAGCCCCGCCGTTCCGTAACTTCGAGCCGAAAAAGAACTGGGTAGCCGTGCCGGTTATGGCGCCCATATCCAAATACCAGGCGTCGGCAGAGTCGCGCTCTATGAGCCAGATGCGCTGTTTATGCACGGTGACAAAATTGATATTAGCTTCGGTAGGGCCGGTTATGCCGGTTGATTGCGCCCAGGCGTCTGTCGCCACGTCGTAGGTGAATAGGCCGTTGAAACTGTCTGCGAACAGCATCACTTTGTCCGCGCCGTCGGTTATGTAGGTGATAAACGCGCCATACCCGGCGTCTTCGCGCTGATCGGAGAAAGTGACTTTCAGCACTGGGGTTGCGCCTTCCACGCTGCAGTCCCAAATCCCCTCGTTTGTAGCGGCGAACAACCGATCTTCTGAGCCGTCTGCGGCGGTGCCGTCAAAGGGAATTATGGTGTTTACACTGAGCCCGTTGCCGTCGTCAAGCTCGGTCTGATAGCGCCCGTACCCTTTGCGAAGGGCCACACCGCCGTCGTTGGGGACCAGGTTGTAGCTGTAAATGCACACGTCTTGCGCGCCCGCCGCAAACGGAGTTCGAGAGTCCACGCCTTTGTAGGGTGCAGGAATGCGGGCAGTCTTAGCGGTCTGCCGCTTGGGTCTGGTTGACGCACCCCGGGCGCGAATGTGGATGGCCATTACCGGCCATAGCCGCTGTCAGGTATGTTGTGCATTCCAAGGTACGGGAACGTAGTCCGGTTGCCGGCGTTCAATATCGGCGCGCCTTTCTCAGTGCCGGTCAGAAAAGTGAACGTCTGGTTGAAATCGTCTTGCGCCTTGGTGCTATCAAAACCGGACGCCTCCAACATTTTCATTTTCAGATACCGGCTTATGAGAGTGCGGTTAAACAGCGGCACTTCGTTGCCGATGGTCACGCCGCTTGAATAGGTAAACTCAGGGTCAGCCGTAGACGACCGCACCCACTTGTTCGACATATACTCGAAGTTTATATCCAGCCCTACGGCTGGCGGATCGGGGTAGACGTTGAATTTGTTTTCCATAAACCGGAACGACACGTACAGAGAATTGGCCGAGAAATCCCGGCCTTTGAGGTACGCCCAGTCGCTTGATGTTAGCGGACCCCCCAGCGGCACCCGCTGAGAGCGCTCCCAGCCGGTCTGATTAATCATGTAGGCAAAGTCATCGGGCAGCGCAAACGCACCGGTGTCGCCTTCCTGGGTGACGATCTGGTGCTGTTTTAGCAGTTGCTCCCAAGGGTGCGCCTCTACCAGTTCTTCGCCGGCAATGTTCAGCAGGTACTGCATTTTGACGAACGAAGGGTTTTGACTGGCGTAGGGGTCCGGCACTGGCGTGACGCCTATCTCCGCCGCTACTCGGTTGAGGATTTCATTGGCGGAGTTAAGCGTTGTCATCGCCATTTAATCATTCCTCGGTAGGGGCAGCCCGGCGCGTTTTGCGAACGCGAGGCGCGGGGGCTTCAGCGGTGGTGTCGATGCTTTCTGGTGCGGCAAGAGGGGCGGGGTCTGGCTTGGCCGCTTTCATTTCCTGCATCATTGCTCGCATTTCGGCCATTTCCGCTTCCTGCTCCGCCAGGCGCGTTTCAAGCGCCTGTTTCTCAGAAATCAGCTTGGTTTTGTCGCTGTACTTCAGGAACTCTTTGGCCTTTTCTTTCAGCCCCATGCCGCCGCGAATGTTTGACGCATCGCCGTCGGACATCTGCACGAACTGTTCGACGGTTTTCACCTGCAAAAAAGACAGTTCCTCGGCCATACTGCGGCTGATTTGTGGCCATTCAGCCAACGGGGTGCCCTCTGTGGGGGCTTCTACCCTACGTTTAAACATATCGTAGTGGCGAGGGAAACGGTTTTTATCCGCCGGGGTGGCTGGCCGGCACACCAAAGGGTCGCGTTTACCAGGTACGCGAATCTCAACGTACTCCCGATCTTTGTAGATCGGTCGGCCTGCTTCGTTCGTGGCGTCCGAGTCTTCTTTTTCCCGCATGAAAAACTTAACCATAAGCGCGGCGTCGGCTTCGGCTTCGCGGCCTTGTGTAAACGAGTTGTGGTCGAAATCTGCTGTCTGTACCATGTTTTTTCTGCCGTTTTAGTGGAGTAAAAAGTTATCTTATCACTTATTCTATAGGTGAAGGCACCCGCGTCAACCCCAGCGCCGCAATGTGATC